GGTCGGAGGCCCGCAGCCGAGACTTCCGGGCAAACGACTACGCCTTCCGCGTGGCTAATTTATTCCGCTCGCAAAAGGTTTTGAGCCGTTGAAAGTTTCGACCATGTCTCACATGGTCATAGCCGTGGATCCTGGCGCGAACGGCGCCTTCGTGTGGTCGGTCGACGGCATCGGCATCGAGACGCGGAAGATGCCCGGCTCCGATGTCGAGATCTGCGAGCTGATGGCCGAGCTCTCCTGCAAGACGAAGAGCGTCGCCCTGTTCCTCGAGACGCCGTCCGTCGCCGGCTACGGCCCGAAGATTCCCGGCGCCTCAATCGCCAAGCTGCAATTCAACGTCGGCCTGATCTACGGCGCATCAATCGCCATGGGCTGGCAAGTCCGCCGCATCGACCCGAAGGCATGGCAGAAGACTCACCCCGTCGGCAAGAAGTCCGACCACGGCTCCGGCTGGAAGCGTCACCTCAAGGCCAGGGCGAAAGAGCTCTTCCCCCAGACCGACGTCTATGACTGGACGGCCGACGCGCTGCTTATCTACGACTCCGCTATCCGCGGCGTCATCAACTGAACCCTTTCCCATTATGAAAAAAAACACCCTCTCCCCCAACGCCGAGATCCCTGGCACGCAGTACATCCTCCTGCCGGACAACCGCGTGGCCCGTCTCCTGACGCCCACCGTCCGCCCCTCCGGCGACAACTACAACCTCCGCATCGGCGGCCGCACGCGTCAATTCACGCTCGAGGCCATCAAGGCCATCATCGCCGGCGCCGACCCTGCCACCGTCGGCAACAAGTAACCTCTTCCCACATGAGCACCACGCCCAAAACCCAGTCCGCCACCGCCTCGCTTGTCGCCGCCCTCGCGGCCCTCGACAACGTGAAGGCCAACAAGATCGTGAAGGCTAACTTCACCGCCAAGTACGTCTCCCTCGACGCGCTGCTCGACGCCGTGAAGCCCGTCCTCCTCGACCACGACCTTGCTCTGATCCAGACGCTCGTCAGCCAGGAGGGCAAGGTCGGCGTCTCGACCGCCTTCCTGCACGTCTCCGGGGAGCGGTTCGACTTCGGCACCCTGCTCATGAAAGCCGAAGGCCTGACCGCTCAACAGGTCGGCGGACTGATTACCTATGCGCGTCGCATGTCAATCAGCACGGCATGCGGCATTAGTGTCGACGTGGATGACGACGGCTCCGCGGCCTCTGGCTTCCGTTCTGCGACCGTTTCCAGCGTCACCCCTGCCACCCCCCGCCCTCTGACCAAATGAGCGACCCTAAGGACTTCAATCCCTTCGACCCCATCTCCGCCGCGATGGGCGCCATGCACGGCCAGAACCTCCTCGCCGCTAAGGACGCCCGCATCAAGCAGCTCGAGGAACGCCTCGAAGGCATGCGCGAGGCCGGCGACCAACTCTGGTACTGCGTCCGCCATGCCCAGCGCATCCACGCCGACGAGCTCATCGACGCCATCGAAGAATGGCAGGAGGCCCGCAACCATGGATAAGGAAATGAGCGAACCAAAACGATACACAGCCGCAGGAAGCGGAGTCGTAAAGACTGACCCAAAAGGGGATTTAGTTCTTTACTTAGATTATGCCAGGTTGATGTCCGAGTTGGACGAACTGAAGTCCCAGCCCGATCCTTTGACTGCTTACCTCTACGCCGCCGAACTGGCCAAGGATGACATCAAGCGCCTCAAGGCCGAGGTCGAGCGGCTGACCAAGGCCATTGATTTGACTATCATCGACCTTGATGAACGCCACGAAAGACAAGACCTTCGGGCTTGGGAGTTTGCTGAACTTCTACGAAAGGCCAAGGGGGTGCAGTCGTGAGCGAACCGAAGCGATACAACGAGGAGATGGTCAACATCTCCAATGGCGACCCTTGCGGTGAAATCGAATTCGATTATTCGGCAAGTATGGTCGAAGCATTTGAAGGTCGATGGGTAGCGTGGGAGGACTACGCCGAACTCAAGGCCGAAGCCGAGCGGTATCGTCTGGCAAGCCTCCGTGTCGATGTGAGTGAACTACACGCACAGTTCAACCGAGCATTGTTCGATGATACTATTGCCGAGAACGCCCGCCTCAAGGCCGAGGTCGAGCGGCTCCGCAAGGCCGGGGATGCTCTGCACAAGTCCATGCTGGAAGTCGGTCCCAACGAGATGGCCGAAGAGTTCGACCACGACCGCTGGTGGGCTTCGTATTACGGATGGCAAGCCGCCAAGGAGAGCAAGCCGAGCGTATGACCCTTAACCAGCGCTTCTCCGTCGTCGCCCTGCTCCTGCTTGGCCTCAACGCCCAAGCCAAGACCGACGCGGCCTTCCTCTCCGCCGTGGCCGAGGTCGAGTCCGGGCACAACCGCCGCGCCATCGGCAAGGCCGGTGAGCGTGGCATGTATCAGGTCGGCAAGGCCGCATGGGACGACGCCTCCGCCCGCCTCAAGGCCGAGGGCCATTACGCCTTCCCCTGGTCTAAGTGGCGAGACGCCACGGCGCAGGACATGGTGGCCGCCTCGCACCTCCGCTGGATCAGGTCGAACTTCCACCGCATCGGCATGACCGACCCGACCCCCGAACAACTCGCCCTCGTCTGGAACGTCGGATGGACCGCCGCTCAGGCCCAAGGCTTCCGGGCGAACGGCTACGCTTTCCGTGTGGCTAACCTTTTCCGCTTGTCCTTAGCCAAGCCCCGATAAAGGGTCTTGCCGTGGCTCATCTCATCGTGGCAATCGACCCTGGCGTAAACGGCGGCATCGTCTGGTCCCTTGAGGGCGACCCGGTGGAGTGCGCTAAGATGCCGTCGTCAGACATCGAGGTCTGCCAACTCCTCGCCGATCTCAGCTGCAAGGCCAAGGACGTAAGCCTCTACCTCGAGGAACCTCCGCTCTTCGCCGGCAAGAACATCCCCGGCAGTGCTATCGGCAAACTGATGTGGAACACCGGCGTCCTCTACGGCGCCGCCGTCGCGATGGGCTGGAAGATTCACCGCATCCGCCCGGCCATCTGGCAGAAGACGCACACCTGTGGCACGAAGGGCGACCTGACCACGACCCAGTGGAAGAACAAACTGAAGGCCCGCGCTGCCGAACTGTTTCCCACCGTCGACGTCACCCTCTGGAACGCCGACGCCCTGCTCATCTTCGACTCCGCCACCCGCGGCGTCATCAACTAATCTCCCCATGAAGAAAGACTCCAAACTTCCGACTGAATACCGCATCATCGCGGACTCGTCATACATCGTATTACCCGATCAGAAGGTGGCCCGCCTTTTGACCCCGACCGTCCGCAACGGCGTGACGTACTACAACCTCTTCGTCCCCGACTACACGCGGATGTCCCTCGCCGACATCGAGGCCACCATCAAGGCCGGTGAAGTCACCAAGGCCGACGCCACCAAATAATCTCCACCATGAGCAAACAGCCCACATCCCCCTCAGCCGCCTTCGTGGCCGCCCTCAAGGCGCTTCACAACCCAAAGGCCAATGCAATCAACCCGGCTTTCAAAGCGAGGTACGTCAAACTCGATTCGCTTTTGGACGCCATCAAAGAAGGCTTCGCCGATCACGACGTCAGTCTCGTCCAATATATGGCGAGCGATGAGAACAAGGTCGGCATCGTCACCTATCTGCTTCACGGGGCCTCCGGCGAGACGCTGCCGAAGGAACCTAAGGCCGTAATGGTAAACGCCCAGGGGATGAACCCTCAACAGATCGGGGCCGCTGTTACTTACCTTCGGCGCATGACCGCCGCGACAGCCACGGGCATCAGTGTGGACACGGATGACGACGGCTCCTTGGCATCTGGCATTCGTTCTGCGGCCGTTTCCCAGTCCGCCCCTGCCTTCTCCCCCACCCCTCGCCCGCTGACCAAATGACCAAGCCTGACTTCGACCCCTTCGACCCGGTGAACGCCGCCATGCGTCACCTCCACAACCAGAACCTCGCGTCGGCTGCCGAAGCCCGCGCCGAGGCTCAGGCCAAGACCATCTCCGAGATGCGCTACGCCGGCAACGAACTCGCCCGCGTCCTCGACGACATCATGCAGTCTGAGCTCTGCCAGTTCGACGCCATCTCGAAGGCCTGTTGCATCGCCACCATCGCCAAGTGGAACCGCGCCAAGACCGGGCAACTCTGATGCCCGCTGACGTCCCCAAGGGCATCGAACGGATCGCGGCCACCGTTCCGAAGCAGTACGCTTTGCTGCTATTCCTGGACGGCTTCCCCTACGTCGAGTTCACGGCCCGCAAGCACGCCGACTTCCTGACCGACCTCAACGCGTGGAAGCGCAAGACCTATCCCTCCCTGTCCCGCTCCGCCGTCCGCTTCTTTACGCTTGCCCCTAATGGAGAGATAAAGGAACTTACCTTCACGCCCGTCCGCTAATGACCAACCGCGAAAACATCAAGCGCCTCGTCGAGAACATCACGGGCTCGCTCGCCACCGTCCAGCACATCGCCGGACGTTATGAACAGCACGACGCCGACATCATCACGCTCTCCGACCTTAACCGCTCGGCCATCACCGAGCTCCAGGTCTTCACCGATCACATCGAGACCGCTGATGAGTCCGCCCAGGTCAAGCCGCTCCATGACCGCGTCCACGTCCTCGTCGTCCAGCTGCGCGTCCTTCGCAATACGCTCGAGGCCATGGAGAACGCCGCCGAGTCCGCCCTTGAAGACGTGCGCCGCATCTCGGCCAGCGTCGAAGAAGCCAGCCCCGAAGATGACAGCCTGTGAACTTTGCAAGGGTGCGTGCTGTGAAAGCATCCTCCTGCCCATCAGCCCTAGCCCGACAT